CACCCCAACCGCTGGAGTTGTTGCTTCTTCTCGTCCTGCTTCTGGTTGATGGCGACCATGCCCGTGACGTGAGCCAGTTTCCGGTTGTCCTCCGAGAAGTTGGACATGTCCAGGGAGTCGATGTTAAAGCTGGCGGCGTTCCCCTGGGTGGCGGTGACGACGCAGCAATGGAGCTCCTGAGACATCCGGCGGAGTTGCTGCCAGGTGTCGTTGACCGCGTCCCGTGACTCCTTGAACCCGTGGCTCGGGGCCAGGATGTCGGCGTAGTCCACGACCACCACGTCGGCCGCCCACCCGTCCCGTGACCAGTCCAACAAGGCGGCCTTGACTCCGCGGGCCGTGATGGACTTGGTCGGGTGAAACTGGACCCTCAAGTACGGATTTTTGGACTTGGTCTTCATCCTCGCCCGGTCCAGGGCGGTCTCGATCTCCTGGAGGGTGGCGTCGGCCTTGTACACCCGGGTGTCGAACTCGACGTCCGGAATGGGCGAGTCTCCCGCCTCCAGCTTGGTCGGCACTTGGACGGGCCGGTCCGGGTGTGTCGCTTTCAAAGGACGGCCGAGCGCCCGGGTGTAGAACCGGCTGAGGATTTGGCGGAGGGAAAGGTCGCCGACCTCGAAGAAGGCAACCCGCTTCCGCTGGGACATGGCCCGCCACGCCACGTCCAGGAGTTGGTAGGTGTTATGGACGATGCAGTCGTTGGCGACGAAGTTGTGCGTGACCGGAACTCCCAAATCGTAGGTCTTTTTCATACCGACACACCGGACTTCTTCAACCCGGTCCCACAAAATGTCCGACTCCAGGTACTTCTGACACACCTCGTTCCTGTTGATTTTGGTGACGGTCTTCCGCATCATTGTCTTCCCTAACCGGATGGTTTCCCGCATCCGTTCTACCCCCGACCCGTAAACCGCCTTCATCCGTCTCGGGCCGGCGGCGTCCTTCATCTCCGAGTACATCCGTTTCGCCACCTTCGGTGGCAGGACGTCGATAAACGACCGTCCAGGTTCTGCCCCTGACGGGGGCGTCCGTTTGTACGACAAGAAGTTGATCTCCCGAAGGAATCGGTCGATCTCCTCCTGAGACTGGATTAGTAACCGCCAAGCGTCGAATACCTTTCCGTTGCAGGAGGAGGGAGCGTAGAACACCGACGACACAATCCCAAACCTGGTTAACAGGTGGGCGATCTGCCGGACGAGCCGTTCGTTCGCCAAGGTCAATTCGATCTTTCGTCGTCCTCGGTCTCGGTAGATACACCCATCACAGGTGAAAAAGACACGAAGGAAACGAGCGACTTGCTCCTTCGTGCAGGAGAAAATGACGGGCGGGATGACCTTCGTCTTCGCCGAACAGCCGATCATTCCGTGCCATTCAAGGTATCGAATGGCCTCCTTTCGCAGATAGTAGCTAATCCCTTTCTGTCGAACCCGGAAGCGAAGGAGGCGACAGTCCTTTTTGAACCTCCTGACCAGTGGAGGATCGGTGTTGGTGAAATTGCACGCCGTGGACGTGCCGTAAGAGTAATGGTTTTGTACGGTACAGCCTTCGGCCAACATGAACGCCAGGAATCGAACCTCGGCCGATCGGAGTCGGTGTTTTCCGAAGAACGACAGACGACGAGGGACGGCGATGTACTCTCCTGGTTCGATCTCTCCGATCTCCTTCCACCCACTCGGAGTCAGATACTTGTGGTTGGAGGTTGTCGTCACCGTCCGGCCGGTTCTAGTCGTTACTCGGTAGCACACCTTCTCTCCGTTGTCCCAGAACTGTGTGACCGCAGCCTTCCGTACCTTCTGAGTTGATTCGTCGAGTGTGACGACTGGTGTAGGATCGCCCGACTCGACGATCTCCCGGATCGTCCGAATCCGGCCGTCAGCCAACGTGACTTCCATGTCCTCGGAAACACACTTGCCGCGTTTCGGCGGAGCCAGGTAGGCGATGAACGCCTCCCGCTCGAACTCGTTCCCGTAGAACCGGCCCAGGTCCCCGGGCCACTGGATGAGAGACTCCCGCCGGTGCTCGTACACCTCCTTCACCGCCTGCGGGTCGTTCAGGACGTCAACGAACCGGGACGACGACACCTCCACCTTATTGAACGCGGCCGGGAGTTTGGCGGCGTCCTCGACCCGGCCGGCGTCCAGGTTGCCCTGGATGGACTCGGCCAGCTTTTGGAGTTTGACCCGGGTGAAGTGCGTGGCCGCCTGGTCGGCCAGGAACTCCGGGTTGAGCTTCTTCCGCTTGGCCTCGTACTCCCCCGACAGCCCGCCCAGGAACTTCTCCACCAGGGCGACCGTGTCCTTGTCCTTCTTCCCTTTGTCCGCCCACGCCCGGAACAGCCCTTCCACCTCCCGGCCCGGGGGCTTCCCGTACCGGTTAAAGTAGTCCACACACCACTGGCCGACCAGGTTGGCCCAGGGCGACCGGAACAGCCCCTCGGGCTTCTCCCATTTGGGGGCGATCCGGGCCAAGACGGTCTTGGACACGATCAGCCCGGTCAGGATGTTACGCTCGGTCTGGCCGTCCCGCTTTTCGACCTTCATCCCTCGCCTCCAATGTCCGAATAATACAGATCGACCAGTTCTTGGACGGTCATCGCAGGCTCTCCTTCAGTTCGGTCCAGGGCTTGTCGGACCCGAAGTAGTCCGTCGCCCACTGTTTGCCGATCCGGTCCATCCGCTTCTGGTCGAGGTCCCCGACGAACGCCATCGACACCAGGTTGCCCGACCAGCCGTCCCAGTCCTTGATGTCGTCGTACACCGCCTGGACCCACTTCTCGGTGAACGTGTCCGGGTGGTCGAAGTACATGAACTTGGTCTTGAGAAGGACGGCGGCCATGTTGTCCTTCTTCCGCTTGTCGTCCGACTTGGCCACGGTCTTGAGCCTGTCCCGGAACTCGTTCGCGCCGGTCAGAGTCACCTGGACGAAGGCGTCCAGGCAGTCGGCGCTCCCCTTCGGCCACCTGTAGTTGGAGAACTTGCCCCGGAACTTGTCGGCGATAGACCTGGCCTTGTCGGACACTACGACCTTTTTATAGGCCGGCGTCTCCCGGTCGATAGCGTCCAAAACTTTTGGGTATTTGTCGTACAAGGATCTGGCGGAATAGCATTTCGGAACATACTCCCGTTTCATGTTCCCCCGAAGCCACTTCAACGTGACTGCGATGGTTTCGTGAGTCTGGTCGTAATGCTTCCGGATTTTGGCGATCCATTTACTCCACTGGTAGATGGACGGTGGACGCATGACCCGGTGGTTAAGTTTGAGCGTCTCCAAATGGTATTCCGCCAGCATTCGGTCCATTTGGTCGGCAACCGGAACATCCTTTTGGTCCCTCTGGCCGAAAAAGGCCATGTCGGTACTCCGTTCTGGTCGTTCTGGGAGATTTCCCAGATAGGAGAAGATCGGCCCGATCTGACGACCTCCGGCGGAGGTCGTCTTATTCTTTTTGCTTGTTATTCTTGTCTTATATAAGGGTGTGCGAAAACGACACTATAGCTAGTGTGTCAAATTCACACAGTTCGGGCGACCGAACAAAATCACCGTCCGAACCGTTCGTCGTCCAGTTCTTGTTCCAGTCGATCCTTGACCTTCTTTTTGAACTTCTTGAACCGGACTTTTCGTCGCTTTAGGCTCTGCCTCTCCTTCTCCTGTATCGCTTTACCGACCAGTTCGTTCAGTTTGAACACGTTGATCCGGAAATACCGCTTTGGGGGCATTCCCAGCCGCCGGCGTTCGATAAGTCCTTGGTTTTCCAGGTTTTTTAGGAGTTTGCGTTGCTGGACGAGGTCGATCTCGGTGTCGAACTCTAGATCGTCCATGGTGTAGTAGAACCATCCGGCGTTACGTTCTAGGCTCAGGACGGTGTCGGCTTTGTTGATGAGATGGACGAGTAGCCAGGCTTCGTTCCAGGTGAACAGGCGGCGGAACGGTCGCGGGAATTGGACGAACATACCGCCGCCGTAGGCGGACAGCAGTTGTCGGTACTGACGCCACCCGTCTTTGCCGTCTTCGGACGGCGGAGTGTCGGTAGGTAAGTCGGATTTGCCGTGAAGGAACTCGGCCAGCCGTTTGGCCGCCGGATGTTTTTCCGGACGAGGATTCGGCACGGCTCTCTCCCAGGCTAGGAGTTAGGCAAGGTGGAAAACGCAGAGCGAAGCCGGTGCCTAGCCGGCTTGTCGGGTAGCTATCCCTATCGCTCGCGTTGTGTCGTTGTCACAATCGGCCGGCATTTCGGCCAGTGTAAAAGCCGATATGCCCTCAGTTGTGATTAAATGCGTTCTGCCGCGTTTTGTGCCCTTACCCACGTCTTACCCCTGCCGGGGGTGAGATCGGCCGTCTAAAGCGATTTAATCGCATTTGAGACGCCATAGCCGGGTAGGCCGAACGTCTCCCTCAGGCGGCTCACGTCGGCGTCTGTCGCTTCGGCTGCGTCCTTCGCGCCCCCCAAAGACTGGACGTGATGTGTCTCTCCCGGGAACACGTCCAGTTTGTCGCACAGCTTCCGGGCCGCCTCCTGGCCCTCCGGGGTGAAGTCGTAACAGATCACCCGGACGGGGTACCGGGCGATCTTCTCCACCTGGGCGGGGGAGAACGCCGTCCCGAACGTGCAGACGGCCCCGGGACCGGTCCGCCACACGTCGAACGGCCCCTCGTGGACCATCACCGTGTTGCCGGGGACCAGGTCCTGGCCGTACAGCAGGGACTTGTGATCGACCTTCTCCATGTCCTTGCTGGCCGACACGTACCGGAGTTTGGCGTCCGGGTTGACCGACCGGGTGGTGAAGCTGACGACCTCGAACCGGTAGGTGACGGGGACGAACAGGTTCCAGGCGTAGTGCCGGTGTCGGTCGGCCTGATGGGACACGCAGGCCCGGACCCCCCAGAACTTGACCAGTTGTTTCCAGTCGAACCCCCTCCCTTCCAGATACCTCTTGTGGACCGGTTTTAGATTGCCCGTCTCGGGCGGGTCGTATCTCCCTTGTTTCCGGTCTTCGGACGGGGCGTGCTGGGGAGAGCCGTACAGGGCGACGAGGTACGGCCGGACCGCCTGCCACGACTCGCCGGACAAGGACTGGAGGACGTCACCCAGCCGTTTCGGGCCGCACGCCCAGCACGCACACCGGCCCGGCCGTCGCTCGTCGAACCCGAGTCGCCAGTGTCCGGTCAGGCCGCAGTCAGGACACTCGGCTTGGACCCACCCCCTGCGGCAATGCTCATGGCCGCTTGAGAGATAAGGAATGCCTAGCCGGTCGAAGACTTCGGTGATGGTCATTCGTCCTCCAGCGGGTAGCCCAACGCCTTGCACAAGTCGGACACTTGCTGCCGCGTCGGGTTATCGTCGATCAGGTGAGCGAGGGACACTTTCGGCGGGCCGCTGTACGATCAGTACAGGGATAAACCGGTCGGCTTCTCCAGGAAGCACACGTCGCCGGTAACGAGGACCTCGATCTGGCCGCAGTACCGGTACATGGCCGTGCCGCAGTACCGGTACATGGCCGTGCCGCAGGCGGACCACTGGAAGCCGCGTTTCTCCAGCCAGTCGGAGTCGGCCTGTTCGTTAGGGTCGGTCATTTCACCCCCTGGACGAAAGAGTCTACCGCCCGTTCCAGGTTCTCTTGGACGGACTTGGCTTCCTCGTACTGCTTTTGCATGGACTTCCAGTTGACGGCTTTGATCTCCTTGGCCGGCCTCAGCCAGTCCTCCTGTTTACGCACACCGTCCGTCAAGGTGGCCCGGAGGGTGGTGAGTTGTTCCGGAGTCAGGGCGATGACGAACAGGCCGGAGATGTACGTCACGGCCATGTCCTGGGTGACGGCTTTCGGGAGTTTCACTTCTTCCTCTTCTTCCGGTTGTCGGTGATGTTGAGCTTGTACTCCTCCGCGTTCTGGATGTATTTCAGAACGAACTGGAGGATGACCGACCGCATACACTCCCCCCGCTTGGCGCAGGCCGCCTTGAAGTCGTCCCTCACCTGCCGGCGGACCGGCCGGATGTACAGGGACACTTGCTGGGCGTGGGGGTTGGGGCCGGGACCCCGCTTGGGCGGCGGGGGCAGCGGCACGGGCACAATTTTCATCGGGTCCATCTCAGTTACCTCCGAAGAGTGACGGTCGGGTTTTGGACAACAGGGACTTCTCAAGCTCGTCATACGTGTTCAGGTCGCTCTTCACGTCATGGCCGTCCAGGACGGCGTTGATCCCTTGCTGCTTCACCTGCTGGACCTTCGCCAGCAGCTCCTCGATCGTGTTCCGGGCGATCAGGTAGTACGAGAACACCGTGTTCTTCTGCCCGTCCCGGTGTGCCCGGGACTCGGCCTGGACGTGCGGGGTGGGCTTCCAGGCGAGTTCGATGGTCACGACGCGGCTGGCGGCCTGCCCGTTCCAGCCGGCCCCGGCGGCGTCGATGTTCCCGGACAGGAGGCGGACGTTGGGATCCTTCCGGAACTTCTCGAACGCCGCCTCCCGCTTCCGCCCGGTCACTCCCCCGTCCACCTTGACGCACGTCCGGCCGTACTTGTCCTGGATAGCCTGGACGACTTCGCGGTGGACGGCGAACGCCAGGACCTTGCCCGGCTCGGTCAGCTGGTCGTCGATGAACTGGACGGCCTGGGGGAGTTTGAGCCGCCCGACCAGGTGTTTCAGGTAGCCCATCTTGACCATCCGCTCCGCCTTCCTCGCCTTGTTCGCCCGGTTCGGGTACGTCTCCCGCAGCCACCCGATCAGGTCCGTCTCCGCCTTCTGGTACTCGGCCATCGCCGGCCGGGGCAGGACGACGGGGATCACGGTGCGGACGAGCGGGGGAAGGTCTTTCAGCACGTCGGCCTTGCGGCGGCGGATGACGCACGTCTTCCGGAGCAGCCTGTACAGCTCCTTGGCCCTGGTCACCCCTTTGTACTTCTTCCCCCACGGCGTCCATTGGGGGTCGCAGTACCGGTCGCCGAACGCTGTATAACTAGGGAACTTGTCCGGCCGGAGCATGTTCAGCACCGGGAACAGTTCGATCGGGTAGTTCTCCATCCCCCCGGTCCCGCCCAGGAAGATCAGGTGGGGGACGCCGTCCTGCAGGTCCCGGAAGTTCTTGGTCCGGGCGGCGTTCGGATTCTTAAGGTACTGACACTCGTCTCCTATTACGAGTGTTGGAGAGAGCTTCCGCAGGACGTTGTTCCACGACCGTCTCCCTCGGCCGGCCTTGCCCAGGATGTCGTAGTTCAGGACTACGACGTCCACCTGGGACAGCAGGGGGACAACCTTCGGGTCTGGCTTCGTCCCTTCAAGCACGACGGCCCGGAAGCCGGCGTGTCGCAGGACTTCGACCTGCCACTGGTACTTGACCGACGCCGGGCAGACGACGACGACCGGCCGCTGA